GCATTTATCTGCAGACCCACCGGCTTGTCCCCCACCCTGACGGCGAGCAGTATCGGATCACCAACGAATATTTCACCGGGGAGAACGGCGACCTGGACGGCACGGACTTCCATCCGGTACCGCTGCCTGATGGAATGCTGGCCAGCTTCGACACCGGCAGCGCGGTGCCTTGGTTCGCCCTGTTCTCCCCCGCAGGGGTAAAAAACCTCCGGGGCGGCCCGGGGCTGGGCATGGCTGTGTTTTCTGAGGCGGTCGACGCCCTGCGTCATGTGGATCTGGCCTTTGACAACTACGACCAGGATCTGTTTCTGGGCGGCAAAAAGGTGTTCTACAACAAAGCTCTGGTACGCACCTGGGTGGACGAAAAAGGCCGGGAACACGCCGTCACCCCGGACCAGGTGAGGCGGCAAATGTTTTATCAGCTGCCGGAGGACAACCCGGATGCGGCGGCAGACTGGCACGAGTACAATCCAGACCTCCGGGTGGAGGCCAACGGCAAGGCGGTGCAGGATGCCCTGGACTACCTGAGCCTCAAGGTGGGGCTGGGCACCCGGCACTACCAGTTCAGCGGCGGCAATGTGACCACCGCCACCCAGTACAATGGCGACCGGCAGGATATGGTCCAGCACGCCAACCGCCACCAGATCCAGATCGAGGCGGCGCTGATCCAAATATTCCGAGCCCTCCTCTGGGCAGGAAAGGTGCTCCTGGGCCAGAGCGTAGACCCGGGGGCGGAGATCACCGTCCAGTTTGACGACAGTTATATCACCGATACCGAGACCAAGCGGGCCATGCTGAAGGACGATGCCCTCCAGGGGCTGGTCCCCCGGTACCGCTATCTGATGGAGGCCTACAGCCTGAGCGAACAGAGGGCCCGGGCGCTGGCGGAGGAGGCCCGGGCGGAAAGCGGGGCCTCGGAGCCACTGGGCTTCGGGTTTAGCTGATGCTCACCCCGGATGATCTGGAGCACGCCCCGGACGGGGTGGCCAAGCTCATGCAGGAACTGGAGGATGACATCCTGCGGGACGTGGCCCGGCGCATCGGCAAAATGGACGCCGTGACTGACACCGCCAAGTGGCAGCTCTGGCGGCTCAGCCAGGTCCGGGGGCTGCGCAAGGAGATCATCAAGCTGCTTGCCCGTTACTGCGGCAGGACAGAGACAGAGATCCGGCAGCTGCTGTCTGACTCCGGCACCATTGCGCTGGAGGAGGATGACCAGCTGTACCGGGCAGCGGGACGGACTCCCCCGCCCGTCAACGATTCCCCCGCTCTGGTCAACCTGCTCAACGCAGGCTACCGTCAGACCCGGGGCACCTGGCAGAACCTGACTGCCACCACCGCCAACACCGTCACCGGCCAGTTTGAAGCCATGCTGGATCGGGCCTGGCTTCAGGTCAGCTCAGGCGCCTTCGACTACAAGACCGCCATCAAGCGGGCGGTGGATGATCTGGCCCGGGATATGACCTATGTGACCTACCCCAGCGGCCACCGGGACACCCTGGAGGTTGCCGCCCGCCGGGCGGTGCTCACCGGAGTCAATCAGACCTCCGCCAAGCTCCAAATTGCCCGGATGGAGGAAATGGACTGGGAGTTTATCGAGACCACGGCCCACCCGGGGGCCCGGCCGGAACACGCAGTCTGGCAGGGCAAGGTCTTCCACCGGGGCGGGGCGGTCACGGTGGACGGTGTCAGATATCCCGACTTCGTGGCATCCACTGGCTACGGCACAGGCCCGGGGCTCTGCGGCTGGAACTGCCACCATCACATTCACGCCTTTTTCCCGGGCCTGTCCAAACCGGCATACACCGAAGAACAGTTGGCCACCCTGAACGCCCGGGACATGGAGTACAACGGAAAGATGTACACCCGCTATGAGCTGAGCCAGATGCAGCGGGGGCTGGAGCGCAGGGTGCGCAAGCGGAAGCGGCAGTACCTGGCCGAAGAGGCCGCCGGAGCAGATACCACCCAGGCGGCAGTAAAGCTGCGCGCAGCCCGGGAGCAGCTAAAACAGTTCTCCCGCCAGACCGGCCTGGATCTGGACGGCAGCCGGATCGGCGTCAGTGGGTTTGGACGGAGCCAGGCCAGCCGGGCAAACTGGTCCGTACGCAAAAAGGCGCAGGAAGCCTTGGCAAGGCAGGAAAAACGTGCTACACTACAAGCGGAGGTTCGCGCCCAGATCCAAGCCGGGGAAATCCCTTCCAGGCTGAACCGGGGAAACCAAAACAAACACATTCCCGGCTCTCCCGGATACCTCCCCGGACGCAGCATTATTTACGGCGATCTGGAAACCGCGCAAGCCCTGGTTGACCGGTACAAGGGCACCGGCGACATACGCCTGACCGAGGCGGGCGATTGGACCCACAAGGAATTTATTACCGCCGATACTGTGATCGGCGTTACCATCGATCCGGAAACGGGTCAGCTCTGCCAAACCAGGCGTTTCGCGATCCACTATGGGAAGCGAGGAGCACACATTGTCCCGAGGGAGGAGGAAAAGAAATGAAACTTTGGAAATACAGCGGAAAAAATGTCAGAATCACGCTGAAGAACGGCCATGTGTATACTGGGCGGGCCTATGACTATACCTCGGCTCTGGACAACGAGCCAGACCCGGAAAGCATTTCCATCGGTGACATTGAGTTTTACGCGCCGGAGATTGAGAAAATCGAGCTGATCTAAACCACCAAGCCAGTCGGCGCGGTGGTTTTTTTCATACCCAAAGCGGCGGCTGCAAAAACTGCAACAACCTCAAAATCCAATCCGTTGATGAAAGCATCTCGAAAGAGGTGCTTTTTTCATACCATTTTTGCCTGGCGCCGGGCGTAACAAGGGCGCACCGCAGGGGAAGCCACCCCCGTCATCAAAGCGTAGCGGAGAAAGGAACCCAATGAACCGAGACGAAATCAAGGACAAGATCCCCGGCATCACCGATGAGCAGCTGCAGTGGCTTATGGATGCGAACGGGGCCGACATCAACGCGGAAAAGCGCAAGACCTCCGCCGCCCAGACCCAGGCCGAAACACTGGCCGCCCAGCTCCAGACCGCCCAGGACGGGCTCAAGGCCTTCGAGGGGGTGGACGTGGACGCCCTCCGGGGGGAGATCACCACTCTCCGGGACAAGCTGGACGAACAGGCCGCCGCCTTCGCCTTCGACGCCGCGCTGGACGCCGCCATCCGGGATGCCCGGGGCCGCAGCGTCAAGGCCATCCGGGGGATGCTGGATCTGGACGCCCTGCGCTCTTCCACCGACCGCACCACCGACATCGCCGCCGCGCTGGAGTCCTTGGCCAGGGAGAATGCCTGGGCCTTCGAATCCCAGCAGGAAACCGGCACCGGCGTGACCGTCAGCTCCGGCGGGGAGCATGGCGACGGCGGCAGCGCGGGCGAGACTGACGGGGTAACCGCCGCCTTCGCGGCGCTGAATCCCGGCATTAAGCTTTAAACTTCGACACACTGAAAGGAGCATTTCAAAACGATGGCACATGCATCCCAGGTACGCTATTCCGCCCTGGTAGACGCCAAGCTGCGCCTCACCCTGGTGAAAAAGGACGGCGTCTTTTTCAACAACCGCTATGAGGGCAACCCCAAGGCAGGGGTGGTCAAGATCCCCGTCCGGGACACCGAGGTTGTGGTGTCCGACTACAGCAAGACCGCCGGCGCCGACGCCACCCACGGCGACACCGCCTATGTGGATCTGGTCTTGGATAAGGACAAGGCGGTCAATGAGGTGATCGACGGCTTTGACGCCGCCAGCGTCCCCGACAACCTGGTGGCCGACCGGCTGGACAGCGCGGGCTATTCCCTGGCCCTCCAGATCGACCGGGACGCCACCCTCTGCCTGGAGGGGGCCGCCACCGGCTTCGGCACCACCGCGGCCCTGACCAAGAACACCATTTACGACACCCTGGTGGACGCCCGTAAGGCCCTCACCGACGCGGGAGTCCCCAACGACAACCGCCGCTGGCTGTGCTGCTCCACCGCGACTTATGCCCTGGTGCTCAAGTCCCCCGAGTTCACCGCTGCCACCAGCCTGGGCGACGAGGTGAAGCAGACCGGCGCCCTGGGCCGGATCGCCGGATTCCTGGTCTTTGAGGACCCCACCCTGAGCGAGGCCACCGACTTTATCGCCGGGCACCCCGACTGGTGCTCCCGGGTCCGGGAGTGGAGCGTGGACGTACACCTCCAGGACCTCTCCGGCTCCGGCAAATACATCGGCGCCTCCGCCGTCCAGGGCCGCAAGATCTACGGCCACAAGGTGACCAAGCCCCAGACCCTGCTCATCAAGAAGAACGCCTGACGGAGGGCCGCCATGCTGTACTGCGATTATGAGACCTATCACATGGGCGGCGGCACCATGAGCCAGGAGGAATTTGACCTTTGGAGCCGCCGGGCCTCCCGGGCCATCGACTATCTGACCTACGGACGGGCGGAGCGCCACGCCGCCGACCTGGCGGAGGAGCTGACCGACGCCTGCGGACAGATCGCAGAACAGCTCCGGACCGTCTCCGAGCTGCAAACCCGCTCGGTTGGGGGGCTGCTGGCCTCCGCCAGCAATGACGGGGTCAGCGAAAGCTATGTCACCGGCAGCTCCGCCTCCGCCGCCCTGGAGCGCCGGCTGCGGGAGATCTTGTCCCTCAGCCTGGGGGAGGACCGGTACGGGCTTTTGGGGAGGTGGATTCTCTGACAATGCTTCACGCAAATGTGGCCATCACGGTCATCCACCACACCCGGGATGCCGACGGGGACAGCTACACCTGCCACACCTTCACCGGCTCCTGGTATGCCCAGCTCCGCTCGGCGGTGACCACCGGCGGGCTCCAGTCCGCCCGGATGGTCAAGGCGCGCATCCCCGCCGCGGCGAACAGCGATACCGCCGCCCTGCTGCGCACCTTCGCCCCGGGGGACCGGATGGTCCGGGGGACGATGAAAAGCTGCACCTCTAAGGAGTTCGCCGCCCTGGGTCGCTCTGGCGAAGGGGCGGCGCTGCTGGCCATTCACGACAACACCCGGGCAGCCCCGCCCCATATCTACCTGGAAGGAGTGAGTTGATGGGCCTGTTCCAGATCAAGGCGCCAGGCAACGCCGCCGTGGGTTCCGGCGCCATCACCGCAACCATTGAGTGGTCCCCCGGATTTGCCCAGGACCGGGAGGCCGGTTTCGCCCGGGTCCAGAAAATGTTTGACCAGGAGGTTCTCCGTTTGACGGAGCCCTATGTCCCTTTTAACACCGGTATGCTGGCCTTGTCTCCCACCCAGGCCAGCGACGTTGGCTCTGGGCTGCTGGTGTGGGCCACCCCCTACGCCGCCGCCCAGTATTACAGCACCCCCCTGACCCGCCCCTACGACCCCCGGCGGGGCGGGCTGTGGTTTGACCGCATGTGTGGGGACAACAGGACACACCTGGTCAAATTCGCAGAACGGGCGGTGAAGGGATGAGCGTGCTGAATTGTCTGCGGCAATGGCTGATGACCTGCCCCCTGCTGGAGGGCCAGCGGCTCAACGTCAATTTCCTGGGCCCGGAGGGGCTGGAATACAACCTGGTGGAAAACCCGGTCTCCCCCATCCTCGCCACCTATCTGGACGGCTCCACCGTCCGTCAGAAGGCGGTCAGCCTGACATCGGTGCAGGATTACAGCCCCGACCTGCTGGAGCAGATCAGCGCCTCCGGCTTCTGGGAGGAGGTTACCGAGTGGATCACCGCCAGGGCCGAGGCGGACGACCTGCCCCGGCTGGAGGAGGGGCGGACTGCCACCGGCCTGTCCGTCACCTCCGCCCCCTACCTGTTTTCCACCACGGCCACCACCGCGCGATACCAACTGCAGCTGCTCCTGACCTATGAGCAGGAGCCCGATCAAGATCAAACATAAGGAGGAATCTTTCTATGCCCGAACTGAAAAAGGCCAAGCGCAGCCAGTTTATGGCCTTTCTGAACACCACCCCCGACGGCGAGTCCCCCACCTGGTCCCGCATGGGCAAGGGCATCACCGGCCAGACGGTGAACTACAACCCCCAGACCACCACCGAGACCTACATCGACGAGGACAACGCCACCACCAATGTGGACA